GTCTTGCCCGCGCCGTTGGGACAGACCTGATGAGACCTCAGCCGAGCACCAGGGCTGTTGGGAGTGACAACCCCAGTAGCCCGTCGTCTAGCTGGGGAGACACACATGACCGTGCCAACGCGTGCAGACTCCGCCGGCACCGACCGCCCGACGGCCGTGATCTACGTCCGCCTATCAAGGGACAGAGACGAGTCCACCTCCGTCGAATCGCAGCGTGCGCTATGCGAGGAATACGCGGCCCGCATGGGTTGGCGCGTAATCGCCGTGTGTGAGGACATCGATGTGTCTGGAGCTACGCGACTGGAAGACCGCCCCGGCATGTCCCGCGTATTGGATCTGCTCTCTACGCGGCAGGTCCATTATGTGCTGGCATGGAAATTGGATCGCTTTGCGCGATCTATGATTGAATTTGGCCGCTTTATGGCCGCTCTCTCTTTCGCAGGTGCGGAGGGTATCACCACGGACGGCGTGCTCTCGCCGGGCGGCTCCGCGACGGTCGGCAAAATCATGGCTGCCGTCGCAGAAATCGAGCGCGACATGATCGTCGCCCGCGTGGTCACCGCGAAAGATCGTCTCCGCAAGCAGGGCCGCTGGCCGGGCGGTAAAGCCCCATACGGGTACCGGATCGTCAAACGAAGCGGCGGTACCTACCTTGACATCGACCCGGAAACCGGTCCGCGTGTTCGTGAAATGGTGCGTCGTGTGATCGCGGGCACGCGAATCGAAACGTTGGTGGACGAATTGAACGCGGCGGGGGTTCTGGCCCCCTCCGCGTATGCGCGGGTGCAGCAGGGCAGGCCCCCAGAGAACCCGCGCACCGGCAAGCTCCCGAGATGGACCGCGACCGTTGTCAGGGATTTGCTCATGAGCCCGACCCTTACCGGCACGCTCATGCACGACCCGCGTCCTCAGCGCGAGAAACGCGACGCGCACGGTAGGCGCATCAAAGCACGAGCCGCGGACCTGCGACCCGTTCTGGACGCCGACGGCCGCGTGGTTAAGGTCGGCCCAGCGTTGATCTCAGAAGCAGACCACATTCGTGTACGTGAAATCCTCGAGTCCCGCAGCGTTCCCATGGGTGCGCGCGCCACAGACACCCTGCTGTTGCACATCGCTTACTGCGCGGGGTGTGGGCACGCGATGTACGCCAACTTTTACCGCACCAAGGGCTACAGCATGTACCGATGCACCAACAAGAATTGCCCGGCCCGCGCGTTCATCGCGGACAAACTGATCGAGCCCTACGTGGCGTCCACCGTGCTCGCTGCTATCGGCGAGTACCGGCCGCTGGTCAAAGCCGCGGAGGTTGCAGACGTGTCCGCTGAGATCGCGCGTGATCGGGCGGCCATCAAGTCACTTTCCGAAGCGCTAGCCACGCTGCCAGCTGGTTCTCCCGCGTGGCAAGGCGTGATGGCTCAGCTCACCGCGACGAACCAACGACTCACCAGGCTGGAAAAGCAGCAAGAACGAGCGGGTGAAGCAACATGGGTTCCGGCCCAGACCACATGGGCAGAAGACTGGCACGCGGCCCCCGATGATTCCGCGCGGAGGGCGCTGTTGCGCATGGCCGGCGTGCGCGTAACGGTACGCAAGGCGGCCCCCGGACTCACGGTCTCTGACCGCGTCACCGTCGAGATCACCGACCCGCACGTACTTGCGGCGGTGGACATGATGGACGCCATCGCGGCCGAGGAAACGGCACTCACTACGCCGGCGGCTGACGCGGCTCGGGACGCGGCGCGCGTGCGTGGCATAAGGCTCAGGGTGGACACCGCCGCATAACGCTCTGGGCGGCCGCAGACGGCCGGCTGACGACACCCCGGTGACCCGCAGAGGGTTGCCGGGGTGTCGTGTCTTGTGGGGCCCGCCATTCGTGAGACACGGCTGCAAGCATCACGCACGCCTGCACCACGCGGCCCGGCGACGCCACGCGGAGGATGCGCGCCGGGCCGCATTTTTTGTGTGTTACGAATCTCCGATGGTAGGTTCGCGGTCTGGGTATTACACCATAGATCCTATAGGTAATTGCGAAAACGCGAACACATCACCCACGATTCGTAACGCCCGCGCCGAACCCGCGGGGCCACACCCGCCGCGCCGACCAGTCGCCGCCCAGCTGGCCCAGTCTCACCGCAGAAGGGGTGCCGGGGGTCGTCCGCCCTCGCGCCGTCACGGAGGGTGAGCTCTGCTAGGCGGTCTGTCGAGAGCGATGGCGAAGTGACGAAGTGACGGGCAGTTGGGTTTGCACTAAGAGTCCTATAGAGCAAACCCGGCGGCTCGTCATTTCGTCACTTCGTCATGACCGCCCCCTCCGCGGGGAAGCGGGACGCGGGGCCGCGCTCGCCGCCCAGTCTCACCGCGCGGGGTGCCGGGGGCGGGCACGCTCGCCGCGCCGGCCAGTCGCCGGCCAGTCGGCCCAGTCGGCCCAGTCTCGCGGCCAGTCGCCGGCCAGTCGCCGCCCAGTCTCGCGGCGGCACGGCCGGCCAGTCGCCGGCCAGCTGGCCCAGTCTCGCGGCGGCACGACCCGTACAGCGCCGCATGGCGAACATTTGCGTGGCGGGGGAGTGAAAACACCACTGCAATCACGATTTCGCAGAGGGATACACCATGGTTATCAAGATCTGTGAGGACGCTCCTACATGCCATCGCGCAGGATGCACAAACCCCGCGAGACTCGCTTATCGCGGTGACCTTTTCCCCGTGTATTGCTCCTACGAGTGCCGCCGCGGCGACTGCCGCGAGAATCGCGGCACTCCGTGGGAGGACGCATGGGAGCGTTCACGTCACATGATCGCACGGTGCGGCCGGATCATCCCGGGGATGCGGCTGGTGCGGTACGCGGCCGGGGTGTAGCGCGCTCGCGGCCCGGCGACGCCACCACGCGGAGGTGAAGCCGGGCCGCATTTTTTGTGTGTTACAAAAGTCCGATGGTATGTTCGCAATCTCGGTATTACACCATAGATCATAGGGTTAATTGCAACATTGCGAACATAGCATCGGAGATTCGTAACACTCACTTTGGGAGGTGATCTATGGTGGCAGCTAATCAGGACGTTCGTCGCTACGATTGCGCATACTGCGGCGCATGGCTGGAAGGACGTCAAACCCTGTGGTGTTCCGCCGCGTGCCGCATGGCCGCGCGCCGCGCTGAGGCACGCCGCAAGGCCGGCCCCCGTCGTTGTGAACTGTGCGGCGAACCGCTACACCCTTCTAATCGCGGAAAAAGGTGCAGAATGGACATCGACACGGTCGACGGTGAGCCCTGCTACGAGATGCAGCTCGCGCCGATCATTGCTCGCCGCGCGGCCGAAGATGCACGCTGGGATGCAACGTGTCCGTGCGGGCGGAACGCGGGCTGGAACGGTGTGGGCCGGGCTCGGCGATATTGCTCCGATAAGTGCCGGGTGCGCGCCTACCGTCAGCGCAAGCGCGCTGCCCGCGAAAGCGGCGATAGAGAGCGCTGAAATGGCCGTCTACGGCCGATCGGCGACACCCCCGGACTTCCCATAGGTCCGGGGGTTTTTCGCGTCTGTGGAGGCCGCTCAGCCGTTTTAGTGCTACCGTCCCGCATATCGCTTCCACCGCGAGGATGACATCAGAAAAACTGAACATTTATTTCAATCCGGAGGGATAACTATAATAGACCTCCTTTGCCTGAGAATTCATATCGGCGCTGGCCCGCCGCGAAGGCAGCAGGCTTAGCCCCGTCCGGGGAGCTGATGTGTAGGGGCCAGACTCACATCAGCGGCCGGGCGGGGCTTTTTGCATTTGGACCATTTTTGCGGGGTCGTGGGCTGCCGGCCCCGCCGCGGATACGAGCAATGTGGAGGTGCAGCCATCGAGCTTCCGGACTTTCAGCCTGCCGCGACGGTACACGCTCGCACCTACGGCGACTTTCTCAGCGGCATTCGCGCTGACGATCCACCTCACATCCTCGCGGAAGCGCGTGCGGCCTGCTCCCGCCCCGCGGCACGAAGCCTGCAGGCCGCTGTGGATGACGACCTAGAGCTCGAGTAAGACGTGCCGAACCCCCGTGGATCACGGGTTCGCGAAAGGCTTCCGCCGCGGCGGAAGACAGGGTAGGTGACCCGACCGTCATTTATGGCCTCTCCAAAAGCGTGGGCCGCATCGGAGGGGTTCTCCGGTGCGGCCCGCACAGAGGTTAGGACATGCGATGAATGACGACCTTTGCGCCGCGATTGCGGCCCTGGATTCCGCCGAACGGCGTGCGATGACGGTCGCGATGGCTGAGATGCGCGACCGCTACGTCAAGGTTCATCCGCGGCGCGCTCATGTGTATGCGGTTCTCGCTGCGACGTTCGCTGAGATCGATGCCCAACAGCGCCGCATGATCGCCGCGATGGAAGACGACGTTTCCGGCCCGATCTCCGTCGAACTACCAGGCGAAGCGGAACATCCCCAGAGGATGAACAATGACTGACCTTGAACGGCGATTTACCCGCGGGCCGGTTGAGATACGTGCCGAGACTGAGCAGACCCGTACGATTGGCGGGTATGCCGCGAAGTTCAACAAGCTTAGTCGTGATCTCGGCGGGTTTGTTGAGCGGATCGACCCGCGCTTTTTCAACAAGTCCGCGGGCGATGGTTGGCCGGATGTTCTTGCCCGGTACAACCACGATGACAATATGTTGCTCGGCACCACTGCCGCGGGTACCCTCCGTCTTCATCTTGATTCGGTGGGGTTGGATTACACGGTGGATTTGCCGCAGCATCGCGGGGATGTGTGGGAGTTGGTCGCCCGCGGTGATGTGCGGCAGTCGTCTTTTGCGTTCTTTACCTTGGAAGACGATTGGGGAGTGACAGAGCAAGGGTATCCGCTGCGGACCTTGCTTTCTGGGCGGCTTGTGGATGTGGCCCCAGTGAATACTCCCGCATACCCGGACACGTCTACCGGGCTGCGGTCGCTCGCAGAGCGGGTCTCGGTGGACGTGGCAGAGGTGGAACGGCTTGCCCGTGCTGGTGAGCTTCGCAAACTTCTGGGCGGGCCACAGCCGACCATTATCGACCTGGCCGGTCAGCGTCCCACGAATGGGCAGAGCGAAACTCACCCCTTCGTAGAGCAGACGCGACGGCTAAAGGTCGAGCTGCACTGCAAGCGGTGGCGGTCACCTTTGGTGCAGGGTGAAATCCACGCCACGAAGTAAGTTTCAACGCTTTTGGAGTTGCCTAGTATGGACACTCTTATTAAGCGTCTCCACGACCGGCGTATGCGTGCGTGGGAGACTGCGAAGGGAATACTTGACCGCGCCGAGCGCGAGAATCGCGGGCTGACCGCGGAGGAGGAGGCCGCGTACGCGAAGGCGAACGAGGAAATTGACGCCTATGACGAGCGTATACAGGACCTGATCGATAAGGAGAGACGCGCTGAGGAGACCGAGGAAACCTTTGCGCGTATCCTCGCCCGGCCTGCCGACCCGAGACACCGTAGTGCGGCGGACACCGGACTTGCTAACGAGTTCCGTGAGCGGATCACCCGCAATTCCCGTGAACCGATCACCGTGCAATGGCGGGACGCTCGCTCAGGTTTTCAGCCGGGCATCGAGCGTCGCAGCCTCATGACTGAGACCAGCGGTGGCCTGCTTGGAACGACGTTCTTTAACCGTCTGGTCATGCATTTGACTGAGGCTTCTGCCATTCTCGCGGCAGGCGCGACGGTCATCACCACGGAGACCGGTGAAGATCTGGTCATTCCCGCGTCCACCGCGCTCAGCACAGCCAGTATCGTGCCTGAGGGTGCGCAGATTCCCACGTCCGATCCGGAAATCGATCCAGTTACGCTGCGCGCCTACAAGTATGGCTTCCTGGTGCAGGTGTCCACTGAGCTTGCCAACGACGCCGCGTTTGACCTGGTCGATTTCCTAGCCCGTGAAGCTGCGCAAGCTCTCGCAAATGGCGCCGGCGAGCATTTTGTCGCGGGCACGGGTTCCGGTCAGCCCTCCGGTGTGCTCACCGCCGCGACCGTGGGTGTGACCGGCGAAGGGCCGGCCCCCACAGCTGACGAGCTCATTGAGCTTTATCACTCTGTTGCAGAGCCGTACGCACGGTCGCAGGCAGCGGGTTGGCTGATGAGCAATGCCACCTTGGCCGCCGTGCGTAAGCTCAAGGACAACCAGGGCCGGTATTTGTTTGATCTGGATATCCAGCCCGGTACCGGGGCCGCTGGCACGCTGCTGGGCCGGCCGGTGTATGTCGACCCGAACATGCCCGCTATCGCACCCGGAGCGAGGTCGATCCTGTTCGGCGACTGGTCGCGGTACTATGTGAGAACTGTCCGCGAGATTCGGTTTGAGCGCTCGGACGATTTTGCTTTCGATCGCGATATGGTCACTTTCCGCGCTTTGTGGCGCGTTGACGGCGCGCTGGTGGACCAGACGGGCGCTATCAAGGCGTTCGTTGGTGGCACTGGTTGACGGTTGATGTGAACGTCAACACGCGGCGGGCTGCAACGCGGTCCGCCGCGTATTGACATTTGTGTGGCATGTCAACGTCAACGTTTACGCTCTGCGCACACTGCCGCGAGGTGTTAACGCCCCGTACCTGCGGTTTTTTTGAGCTAGGGGCCGGGTGACCCCCGCGCCGAGTCTCCCGTTTTTCTCTCCCCGCGGCAGGAAACCGGCGGGTGCGCGAGTGTCGCCGCAAGGCGGTGCCGCGTAAACACCGGTGCCGCGTGTGCACAGCCGGGCCGGCGGAATGTCACCGGTACAGTTGACGTCGTGTCGCGTGGGAATCCACGCGCGTAAATGCCGTGTCGCGTGTAACTGCATTCGCGGT